ACATTCCGAATTGAAAGATTGTAGCACGGCTCATACCACGTTCACCTAAACCGTAGATACGCCAATAGTCCTCATCCGTATGTTGCAAACGCTCAATCTCTGACACGATATTAGGATCGAGGAATGGATTATCCTTATACGTGCTTTGGATGTACGTAACGTCATCTCTGGTAAGCAGACGGTCATATATCCAGTGAAACGACTCAGATGGGTTGTAGTCTATCCATATCTTTACTGTAGTACGAACCAGCAGCTGAAAGAAGTCTTCCCAAGTTAGTTCGTTTGCCTCGTTACAGAATAGGTAATCACGTCTTGCTCCACGTTTCTTTTGCGGCTGGTCTAATGACAGAAACTCAAATAGGTTTCCGTTTAGCGTGTAGGTAAGGTCAGACTTGTTATGATGCTTTTCATCGTACAACTCCATTGCCTTTACGATCTCGATGAAGTCACGGTATGCTGTCATCTTTAATGATGGCAATGACTTGCGGACAATAGATATAACCTTACCCCGATCTTGCATAGCTAGCACAACCAGCATCTGCAAAATGGAATAAGTCTTACCACTTCTTGAACCTCCCTGATTAACTACTATCCGCGTTGGCGCGGTGTAGTTCTTTTCAAAGAGTTCACTTGTCTTGATTTCCAGAACGGACAATCTCTACTTTGATTGAGGTTAACTCTTCTGCTACTTCGTGTGAGTTTTCTACCCTAGCAAGTTTAGGCGTAGTGTACTCAGCCATCTTGTTTAGGATGTCGAGTGCTGCTTTCGGGTCTTCTGCCGCTACGTCAGATAACCAGATGGTCATATTCTCAAGATTGTCTTCGATTAGCTTTTGGAATGCTTCCCGAATCTTTGTTGTTGACTTATTGAGTGCGCCTGCCGGTCTGCCGGCTGGATTTAAAGGTGGACCACCCTTAACTAGGTTCGGATTTCCTTTTGGCATATTTGATTTTATTACTTAAATAATTAATTCAGTTGTTGTGTTTTTCGCAACAGCTCAATATTTCTTTCATAATTAACCGAACTATTTCATTTTTTGCAACAGTTCAAATCGCAAGTCATTAAAGTCGTGGATATTGAAGTTGGTGGTCATCTCTTCGTGCAAGGTTAAAGCGATGTCTCCGGCCTTGTTTGGATTATCGTGTAGGTACTTGATAGCAGATGCCCAATCCCCCTTATGCTTTACAGCGATGCAATTGTTTTTGTTCAGGTGTTGCGAGTACGGTGCAACGTCACTTACAATTAACGCACAACCAGCAAAACCCGCTTCTACCATTTTTAAATTTGATTTGCATCTGTTAAACTCACTTGGTATTAGCGGAGACAGGGCAACGTCAAATGCTTGGTAGAGCTTTCCGTATTCGTTAGGTGATTGTGTTTGAAGTGCGAATCTTGCTTTTACAGCTTGTGGGTAACCACCAATGTCTGCCACGTAGGATTCGTAAAGCGAAAGGTCGATCTTGTTTTGTATAAGATCTGGTAAGTGTGAAATGCCAGCCACATAACCAAAACGTACCTCATCAGATTCCTGACGGGTAATCTGCCATTGCGGATCGGATGGGTCTAATCCGTTTGGAACGATATGTACGTTACGGTTTATCTTTTTAATCTTATCAGCTAGATACTTCTGTGTTGTCCATACCTGGTCAGCGAAGTACATAGAGTTTACTATCCGTCCTGATAAATTTGCTTTGTCGTATGTTGCTTTGCTGGGGTGGTCTAACGCTAGGTGCCACCAATCGTCATTGTCTATGATTACTTTTTTGCCTGTTGCTTTACAGATAGCAAAGAAGTTAGCAAAGGACTCACCGGAGAAAGGCAGCGCACGTGAAAAGATTACGTGCGTAACTCCTTCCCAGTCGGCTTCTGGGATTGGTTGCTTGTAGTTGATTAACTGAAAGTCCAAAAGCCCTTTCTCCTTTAACAGAGTGAAGGGCTTGTAGATGCGGTGGTACACCACCCCGGAGTCCGGGTCACCAATACATAATACTTTCATCTTAGATAATTATAATAACAAAGATAGGCATCAAGGGTCTTGACGTTCCACTTAGCCATTTGCTGAGCAAACAATCCATCTGCTTCGTATTCTTTGCCGAATCTAACTTCCCCGATTGCATCGCAGCGAACCATAAACGATGCCGTGTCTACGGTGCCTACCCGTGGTTCTTTTGTTGGGTGTAATCTTGGTTGGCCGTTCTTGAATACCTGGCCCCAAGTGATTAACGGATATGATTCGTTTTTAACAGCTTCGTACCAATCTGGGTGAATTATATTGTCATCGTCAAGAAAGTAGATGTAATCGCCTCTCTTGGCCTTTAGAGCCAATATAAACTCCATACCTACATTACGAAGTGGATGACCCCAACTACCGGATACATTAGGACGTAGGTAAGTAATTCCTGTTGGGAAATCGCCTGTTGCTTTCTCATCAACCACCACCGTCCAGGTGCAATCCTCCGGTATCGTTTGTTTGATTGTTGATAGATTCTCCGGGCGTGAGCAGGGTGTTATGATATGAATCATTTGTTCAGCTTTTTTAGGTGGACGGCTTTCAGGAAATCTTTTGACAATTCAACACCAAAGTCTGCCTCGTGGTGACATTCCCGACATAGCGCCATTAAGTTCTCAGGCGTGTCCAGAAGTTTACTACCGCCCATACCACGTGGCTCAATGTGATGTATGTCTACGGCTCGCCTGTTGCAGACCTCGCAAGGAATAAATTCAACGGGTGACAATCCCATTGCCTTTAGGTAGACTTTAGTGTGATTCTTCATAATGCTCTCCCGTGTTGCCGTTCTGCCCAATGATATTCATTCGCTTGTTGAGTTCCTCTTCTTCGGCCTGCCAGCAAGGTTGGTTATCGGACTTCTTGTTAACGAACCTTACCCACATCTTTGCAGCAACTGCTCTGCGTTGTGGTTTGAAAGGATAGACGCCTCGTAAGCGAGCCATTGCTATCCGCATAAATTGGTCTTTCATTTCTCTTCGGTGTTAAAGGTTTCGTTGTAATCATCAAATACTTCATCCGTGAACTCACGCTCGCAGCACCACTTAAAGCCATTGGAGAAAGATTTTTTCATTATATCTTGCTCTTTCTCAATCATTTGTTTACGAATAGTAAACCACGTCAACTTATCCTTGGGCGTGTCCCAAAGTAACTGAAACAATTCTTCAACTGGCGTCATTCTTGAAATAATTTCTAATTGTTGTTTGAATCTCGTCTAATCTTTGCTCTGCTGATAGGCCGCTATTCTCGGAATCTATGATTTGACCGATTTCGTCAAGCATATGATAAAGCGCCATCAGCTCTTGAATTTGTGTTTTCATTCGATATCAAGGTTGTTTGCACGCAAGTAGTTGTGCAGGTCTTTTCTTACTTTCTCGTAGCACTTGTGTTCACAGTCGGTTAGTGGTTCGTACTTCAACTTGCCTCGCAGGTCTTGGTCAAGTTTCCAGATAACGTGCTTGTACATCCCTCCGTTGACCGCTTCCATAAACTCCTGCTCTTCCTCAGGGATTTGAAATTCAAGAATCGCTTTCATTGCAAGTAATTATTACAGAACCGTCTTGCCAGGCAAGTGCCGATACAAATAGGTTTTTAAATTCAGGAGCGATGTATTCCATCTTGCTTCCAATCTCGATGTACGGCCCACCAGATGGGTCTACCATCGTAAGACGACCATCTTTATCTTCAGACGTACGATACCACTGGAAAGGTCCTTCCCATTTAATTTGGTTCGCCTCTTGGGTAAACAAGTATACATCTCTATACCTGTTGCTAAATTTTACTTGTGTAGTATGCATTTTTTAGATTTGATTATCATTTTTTAACATTTATTAACGTCAAAGTTGACCGATGATGGTGTAATTGTCCAGCTCCGGCGTTTCTTGACCCATAAAAAATTCTTTATACAGTTCAATCGCCTCGTGCGCTTTACGCTCTCCTTCTGCAACAAACTCCGGCGATATGGTGTAAATGCCAATGTCCAAAGATGACTTGTCTACAACTATGAATATAAACTTATCAATTGGCACACCGAACAGTCTTGTGTAGATAAACGCCTGCAGATCGTAACCGTATTTCTTTGCCGAGTAAGGAAATGCGCGTAGGTCTGTTGTTGTCTTCAGGTCGGCAATAAAGTTATTGCCTAAAATGTCGGCCTTAGCTCTAAAAGGTAGTCCTTCAATAACGCCAACGGCAGGGACTTCAAACTCACAACCTTGGATGTAACCTAGCACGTGTTCATTACGTAATAAGGCATCAGCAATCCTACGAGCTTCGTTGTATTCCTTTTTCGTGATTATTTGCCCGCCTCTTGATTTTGCATCCTTCCACATATTCGTATTCTTTGACTGAACATCGATAATGTCGTACTCCTGCATCTTGTGCGGCTCTAGTGCCATCAAGTGAACCAAACGACCTACGGTAAATGCATCTGATTCTGCCTGACCATACTTGGTGACGTAATGGTACGTCTTTGGCGAAGAAAGCAAAAGCTTACAAGCTGACGATGATAAAGCAGTTTTAGAAAGATGCCCATAATAAAAGGCATCGTTATCCATCTTCTCAATAAGTGTAGCTCTATCCCAAGTGCTACCATCTAATAATTCAATAATTTTCATCTTGACGTTTGTGGTTTTCTTGGTTTTTAGCAACGTACATATTAAACAGTTCTGAACCTGTCATACCTATCGACAGGGCGTAGTTAATGAAGAAGTGGAACATATCAACGACTTCATACTTAGCTTCCAGTATTTCTATATTAGAAAGATCAGAGAACTTTTTGTTCTTCATTTCTTGGTTCGCAGCTTTCCAGTGTTTCCAAGAAGCATTGCCATCCTTGCCGCCTAATGAATCCAAGAACTCACCTTGCTCGTCTGACATACAATGGTTATTATAGATACAGTATTCAGCAATATGCGAAATAGACATATTGGAAAAGTCAACGCCAAGTCGTTTTTGTAAGTTGAGTTGAAGATCAAATACTGTTTCGAACTGGTCAGCAAACTGACTGTCTGCAACCAGGTGAGCAAGTGTATTATCCTTATTTGCCATCGGTAATCTTTTTTAAAAGGTAAAAGTGTTTTTCGTAAACGTGAAAAGAGTTAGCCGAATATATCAGATTTCCTAATTCGACAGACATTCCAAGAGAATTTAAATAGTACATC